GGGCGCATCGACCTTCGGTGCATCTACTGTTGATGTGGTGCTGTTGGTTTCGGCAATAAATCCAGCCGAGTTTGGTTGACGAACTTTTCTCACTTGCTGTCTCCGTCTGTGTCAATCTCGAGTGTAAGCATCTCAAACTCCATCAAGGAGCCGAGAAGATTCTTTGCATCCTCATCAGACAGCGACTTCTCATCGCTCATCCAATTCTCAGGAATCATGTCTTCCTTACCGAGGTCACGGGCACGCTTCATGATGTGCTTCTTTGCCGCTTCCTTGTCGCCTGCGCGACCGAATGCCTGAATCGCATTCTGCAAGTCAGCCTCATCGACAATCGGGAATGAACCGTCAGGAAGAGCCATGCCTTCCTTGGCGAGTTCGTCACGACGCTCATCGCTATACATGCGCTTCAACGCAAGGTCGGCGACTTCTGCATCAATGTCGGCTGCTTCTTCGGCATCGTACTCGTCATATCCGAGGACTTCTCCGTCAATTCCAACGAACACATCGTAAGACTTGCCGTCAATGCCTTCGATTTCGACTGCGTAAGCGTCGTATCCCTCAAACATGTCTGCATCAACGGCGACAACTTCACCTTCAATGGACTTGGTTGCGATTGAGGCAGCGTCGTCAAACGAGATAACCTTCTCGCTTGTGACGGCAGCAACTTCGCCGATGAGGTCTTCGTTGAGCAAGTGCCAGCCCATGCATTCGCCAGTTGTGCCATCAAAGTAAGCCTCAATCGGCTTTCCGTCTTTGCGCTGAACATCAACAACGAAAATGTCTGTTTGATCTGCGTATCCAGAGTCAAGAATCTTGCCAGCAAACATGTCCTCTGCAATTCCTTCAATCTCAAGGAGTGTCGGCATGTTCTCGTGCGGTTCGCATCCACCCGGGCAGTTTGCGCAAATGTCGGTTCCGCCTGCGTACATCTTGCGCTCAATAGCGCAAACGAATGCCTTGTCGTCGCCGTCAAACTGCTCGCTCTTCACACCCATGGTCTCCATGCGCTTCTTGCGAGCCTTCTTGCGGTTCTTGAGCATTTCCTCAAGTTCGCCCCACATCTTCTCTTCTTCCTCGTCATCCGTCATGTCGTCATCCGACTCTTCGGTTGCAGGAGCAGGTGTTGCTTCTTCTTCTGTCATGTCGTCTTCTTCATCGGCAACATCGGAAGCCATAACCTCCATCGGCGACTCAGGCTTAATCTTCTTCGGCTTCATGTCAGCCTTCTCATCTGATTCAACCCAATCCGTCTCAAACTCTTCGCCCTTGACGGCAACAGCGGCGGCTCCGCACTTGCCACAAACCTTTGCGCCCGGCTTGTACCCGCACTCTGCGAGGTCAAGACCCTTTGCGCACTTAATCCCGCCATCGGCGAGAAGTTGGACTGTCGGTGTATCTGCCATGTCTTCTGACTCCTTGTATTGCATCGTCTTCACGATGCAACCCGCTGGATTGGTACAACCACTACAAGGTGTTAGGCGTTTTGCGCCCGTGACCGTACAGTGATATTTTGCTGATTTTTCTGGTAAACCTGTATTAGAAGTATAACCCATAATAGTGTGTGCCTCTTGTTAGAAACGCAACTACCAAAAGTTGCTACTTAACGCTCTCAATATTTTTGATTACATTTGTGAGAGCGTCGTATGCGTCGCCTTCGATATCTGCAATGTCAAAGATTTCGACACCAAATTCGTTTGCTTCTGCCTTGATTCCGTAGTGCTCAAGGACGGGGTCAAGCATCTGCTTCACACCGTAAACGCTTTGCTCGCCTGAACGGACAAGGAAACTTCCACCCTTGAGTTCAAGTTCGTTAACGCCACCCGCAAGAAGCACTTCCTGCATCAACTTGTAGGCATCACGCAACTTCTGCATATTTCGTGCATTAATCACGCGACCAGCCTTAACTTCGACATCTTCCTCAAGTTCCTTGACCATTTCGGCAAGTGCTGATGCGAGCGCTGCAATCATGTCACGGCTACCGCCCCCACAACCACCACCGCAACCACAACCGCCACCCGGCTTGGACATCAAAGGCATTTCAATTGTTTCGCCATCTTCGTCTTCGCCCTCAACAACCCAGTTGTCGTCACCAGTCATGTACGAGATGAAATCTGGTTCTGCATTCATGAATTCACGCAGAGCCTCATATGCCTGCTTGTTCGCTTCATCATCATCGTCTGTCTCAAAGTCGGGGACTTCTCCAACAGCCATGCGCTCGGCAATATCTTCCATCATCATCGCATTCTTCTCTTCGGTTCCTTGATCACCGAAAACTTCAATGATGTCATCCATTGTGAAAGATCCGTCATCTTTGCGTCCTGCAAGGTTACGCAAACGGTCGTTCCATTCGGAGTCATTCCAAATGGAGCCGTTAGCGATTCCACGAATCTTCTTGCGGCAATTCTTCATGCCGGGGTGATGGCATCCTTCGTTCGGCCAGAGACCCGTCGTTTCATGGTGCAACCAAGCGCAAATATTGTTCAATGGGTACAACTCGGGGTGATTGGCGAGAATCACTCGGCAACGACGGAAACCACCCGGCTTGCGCAAGATTGGGCGCCAATAGCGGAGCAACCGCTCAAGGTTTCCTCGGCGTGGACCATATCCACGAGTACGGGCTGTGACCACTTCCTGCGGAATGAGTCCACCGAGAGGGTCAGCCTTTTCTGGTGACTTTGGCTTAACCCCAACTGGAACCTGTGGGTCTTCGTCCATCTCATAGCGATCTTCAAAACGACGCTCTTCGTCTGTCGTCGAAGGGGTTGTGTCACCGTTCATGTTCAAGTAAACCAACTTTGGCTTGACCCGTGTCGGGTCTCCAAACATGAATTGTCCATCTTCGTAGTGGTAAGAAACCCGCATGGTTGATTCACCCTGCTCGCCACGATGGTCAAAAATTACTTGATTGGCATCAGACTCTCGTACACGAATTGCACCACCAAAACGCTTAGCAAGCGCACCAGCAAGATTCGCTGCACGACCAAGTTCAGGCTTTGATGCGGGAACCCCATCGTCGCCCTCTTCCTCTGACTCATTTTCTTCACTCTGAGCCATAAGACGATTCATCATCTCCATGAGGCGACGCTTCTTGAACTGTTCCATGGCACGAGCACGCATCATTCGCTCAAGTTGTGAACGGTCAACAGCCTTGGGTGTTGGTTCCATTCCCTTTGAACGAAGTTCTTCGTAAACGAAAGCCTGTTGCTCTTTCTTGAAGGTTGAATCAGATTCAACTTCCAAAAGTGCCTTGGTGTAAATGTCTTCGGTTTCGTCGGATTTCTTTTTCTTTGAATTTTGATAACGCTCAAGCATTCGGCGACCCTTAGCAGCCAACTTTGCGGCATCTTCAGCATTCTGTGGAACTGGTTCCCCCCACGCAGCGGCAGAAAGTGCGAGTCGTGTCGGCTTGCCGTTGTCATCCTTCATCGGACCGCTTGGGTTAGTGAAGAATCGGGTAAGGAACGAACCCTTTCGACGCATCTTTTCAGGTGTGTCGGCAGGACCTTTCACTCCGGGCTTTAGGTTTGAGCCAGTTGTACGGTTGAAATGGGCACGACCAGCGGCTGTCAAGCCACCCTTGGGGTCTTTCAATGGCTGATCTTGCTTGATGCTGATGGTGCCTGTCAACTGATTGGCACCGTGGAGAACTGGCGAAACTTCGTAAAGTTCAACCTTCTTCAGAATGTTTGCTTGGCGGGCAGGGTCAAAGTCGGCATCAAGGGTCTTGTAACCGATTGACCATTCTTGTTCCTCGCCGAAGAACGAAACATCGGCAAATGCTTGACGACCACGCTCGGACTTGAGGTTGAATTGCACTCGGGCATAAACCCCACCAATTCCAGCAGCCTTCATTTTGCCCGGAAGACGAGGGTCTGACTTCGGAACCTCATAAATCTCAAGGACTTTGCCGATTGGCTCATTCCAGTTGTGACCCCACACGACGCGAGGCTTACGGCGCTTCAGGCTTTCGTTGAATGCGCCAGAGACGATGATGTCGCCGACGGAATCCTTGTTCCCGATGCCTGCTACGAAGGCTTCAACAATTCCTTGGGCTTCGTCAATGTTGACTTGCCCTTGAACTGCTTTGTATTCTGTGAGTTCAACTGATGTATTCGGCATGAGACGCTCCTGTGCTCATACCACAATAAACTATTTAGGTTCATAGAAATGCAACACTTTCAGTAAAGTGTTGTTGATTTACTGAAAGTCAGTCAAACCTGAACCGTAAACGGCATCGACAGTTATAAGTAAGTGAAGGTGGTGCAACAGGGTCGCCGGGGAAACGAAGCATCAAACCGCCAACGGCAAATCCTTCACCAAAGTCAACGGTTTTACCTTCCAAAAACTGATGAGCAGTACGAACCTTGGAGTCCTTGCGAGTAATCCAAGTCTTCGTCAAACCACCAGACTCTTTGCCAGCAAGGAAAACACCAGCATTGAAGGCACTTTGAGCCTCGTGCTCCGCCATTGCACGGCGACGCTTGCGGAGGAGATTGATGAAGATTGCAACGAGAGCAAGTCGAAGAAGTGTTGACTTATCTTCGTCATCGCCAGATGCGAGCGCAACGAGTACCGCTGCTGCGATTTCCTCAAAAGTTGACTGATTCGCCTGTTGCATGCGTTCAATCTGCTGTTGTGCCATCTGCTCAAGTTCTTCTTGGTCAACCTGAATCGGCATATTTGACTTTGATGCGACATAATCCTTCGCTTCATTACAAATAGCCAAAATTACTGGCTTGATGTCGTCAGCGAGTTGTTTGTTCCACACATCAATGTCAAAAAACATGTCTGCTGTCAGAACACCAGTAGAAAGAGCCTTCAGGGACTTTTTCCCGAACGCCTTTTCCGTAACTACACGCTGTTGCCTCTCAAAGAGGCGCTCAAGAGCACGATCCATGATTTCTGTCCAACGGTCGGTATCTGAGTCAGCCTTAGTTTCGACCTCTTCCAAGAACTTCTGATGCAATTGTGACTGAAGTTCCTCAAATGCGCTGAGTTGCTGTTCAGGGGGTAATGCTGTTGTTTCTTGTGGCGCACCTTCGCCTTCGGGCACAGGTACTGGGGCGGGGGGTGCGGGTTGTGGCATAGCCATAGCACCTTCTTGTGGGGGTAGACCACCCGCAGGAGCACCTTGGTCAACGCCAACCATGTCAACGGGTTGCTGTTCTTCTGTTTTAAAGGGCTTTTCCGTGTTGGCGATTGGGGTGAGGTTCGGGTTGGAGAGGAGCGAGTCTGCAAGTTCAGATTCGACCTTCTTGCGTCCTGTTGCTTCACGGTACTCGTTCAGAGAGATGAGACCTTGCTGAAACTCGTCCATGTTGTAACGCTCTCGTTCCTGCTTGGCAAGAATAAGAATCGGGATGTCAGAGGTGTCAAAGTCAACATAGTAAGTGTCGTCAAGTTCATCAAGAGCGCGACTGATTGTGTGAAGGTGTGGAACCATTGATTCCATCCAGAAGACACGCAATTCTTCTGATGCGTTACTGAATGTTCTTCCAGCGGCATTACCGATAACTGATTCTGGTACGCCGAACGCTGAAAGGATTTCTTCCTTTTGAATCTGTCGCAACTGAATATAAGCAGCATCTCGTGGTGACGCTGATGTATCCACATAGTCAACGCCATCAGTAGATGCGATTACGCTTGTGTATCCGACACGAGAAAGGTTGCCACGGAACCGAGCCTTCAGTTCCTGCTTGTCGTCTTCTTCCATGTCGCCACGAACGACAATCAAACCACCGGGTCGTCCGTCATTCAACAAATAATTGCGGTTATACAACTTTGCAAGGTTTTCAAGTTCAATAGCAATTCCCGCTGATTCCATTGGGGTAATTGATAGATACGGGTCAAGTGGGTGCGGTCGGCGAACCCAGCAGACATCCTCGGGCTTGAGGGTCAGTTTTGTCCCATTGCGCATATCGACTTCATATCCAGAAACAAATTTGCGAGGGTCAGGTATCGGTGCCGTGTGTTGTGGTGGAAGCAGATGTAGTCCGATGATTCGCCCATCTCGCCCACGAACCTTCTCAATGAATGCACCGCGACTACTCATCAGCAATTGCGCAGAGAGCCTGTACCTGAAAACGAAGGAGTTCTCTCCCTGATTTGTTTTTGAATTCAACAGTTCAAGGATTGTTTCGTCAGTTGTGACAATTTCTCCTCGCTGGTCATTGTCTTTGCGCAGGATAATTGGGAGGCGTGCTTGATTTCCCGCAATCGCATCAATGCATCGGAACACCCATGTGACTTTTTGAATTCCTTCGCGGTATGCGCGTTCAATATCCCAACCATCTCGGTAGGGCTTTCCTGCTCGTCCTGCATCAAATGCAACTGGTGCACCAGCGCTAAGAATTGACTTTTCTTCAATCCCGTTGCGAAGGTCTTTGTTGGAGAATCCGTTATTCCATGCCATTAGTCAGACCCCAACAGATATCCGAAAATTCCGCAAGTTACCCCTCCGACTATGAATCCTGCTGGTGGGAACACAAGAAATGAACCGACAGTTGTTCCACCGATGAAAAGAATCATCAGACCGTTTGCTGCGGATGAGCGGGTCAAATACTTCCTGAGTTTTAAGAATTTGTCCATCTAGACCGTCACCCTAGCAAAAGTAAGACTGAAACCATAGTACATTATTGCTGTTCACGAGATTGCGGAAACCATGACAGACTGGAAATCAATTTATGAATACCTCCAGCCGAAAGAGCCTCCATATTGT